GAACAAAGGTGGTTATTCCAAAGATCGTTCAGAAACATTTGATCCTCACGAGCACGGGATTACATCATATTATGATTTCAATTTGTTTAATGAAGAGAGGTATCGACCTCTGATGCGTCACATTATGCAGAACCTGTATGACACATACAGAAAGTTGTTCTGTGACACTATCAAGTTCTCTACCTATCAAGCGTGGTGGACTGTGTATGAACCTGGAGCTTATATTCCTCGTCATTCTCATAGTAATTCTATGGTGAGTGGTGCGTATTACTTCAGGCAACCTACTCTTGCAGGACCGATTACTTTTTTCAATCCTATTGCTCCGTTGATTAATCACCTCTTCGATGAAGATTTGATTTTTCAGACAGCAAAAACTATGGATGTCGAACCTAAGACAGGAACACTACTGATGTTCCCTGGTTGGTTGGAACACGAGACAGAAAAAAATCAAGACACTGATGATAAAATTATCGTCAGTTACAATCTGACAATACAACCTCAAAATGAGAGACTGGTTAATCGGTAAGTGGGACAACATTAAACAAGCTCAGTCACGTCCCACTGATTTCTCACACGTTCAACTTACCTATGACCTATCTGAGGACGGGTCTATCCACGTCGTACAGAAGTATATGTACGACGGTAAGATCTATCGCGAACGCTATCACGATCTCGTTTACTTCTCCGACACTGAAGTCCTGGTCAGGAATTATCTCAGTGACTGGACAAGGAACGAGAACTGTGATATGCTTTGTGTCTTCGATCCTCGCCTTGAGGTGTGGATTGGAAAGGGCAGTCCTCTATGCACTGCCCGTGGTGCTCAAGTCAAGTCTCATTTTAGATTGACAGAAGACACCATCGAGTGCTATGATTACGGCACGAAGGACGGAGAGCACATCTTCGGTGGGCAAAACCCGTACTTCTTTGACAAAGTTGCAAGTATAAATAAAACTTGTAATTAATCGTTACAACGAAGACTTGTCGAGTCTTCTTTCATCCGTAGGTTAAACTCTACGAGACATACTTAATTTTCTAAAACAAATGATCAAAACTGTATTCGCAGCTTCCGCTGCTCTGTTCGCTTCTGCTGGTGCTGCTTTCGCAGGACCCTACGTTAACGTAGAGACCAATGCTGGTTGGACTGGATCGGAGTACAATGGTGCTGGAACAGACCTGCACGTAGGTTACGAAGGTGCTCTTGGCGAAAGTGGTTCCTACTACGTTCAGGGCGGCGCTACCGTGCTGACTCCCGATGGTGGTGACGCTGATACCGTTCCTTCAGGTAAGGCAGGTGTTGGTTTCGCTGTGACCGATGCCCTCGGTGCATATGGTGAAGTCTCATTCGTTGGATCTGGTGACGAAGATCTTGACCGTGGTTACGGAGCTAAGCTCGGTGTGAAGTACAACTTCTGATCCACTTGACAGTCTGCTATAATACGGGGGTCTTCGGACCCCTTTTTTGATGCGTTACCTTCTTCGTGGTCTTACCCATCCTGCATTCGTTTTGATCTTTACGATCTTTGGAACCCTAGGGTTCATCGAATTTGTTCACACGCGAGCTCACCAAACTATGGAGCACGATGTCCACGGACACGTACGACAGTTCTGTAAAAGGAACTCGGAAACTTGTAAGAGCATCCTGAGAGATCAGGATTACTAATCTGAATTGTTAACAAATTCTAACAGTCAGACTCTTGACAGACGGTTCCCCCTTCCTATATAATGTAACACAAGTTAACAAAACTTCTATGACTGTAACAACTGAAGACGGTGGACGTACGAATATGTACGCCACAGAACCCAGAATGTATATCTCACAGACGGACGCTGAGCGTTATGGTTATGAGACTTATGCAGAACGTGCAGAAAAACTCAACGGTCGCACAGCGATGCTTGGTTTTGTTGCAGCACTTGTTTCCTACGCTACCACTGGTAGTCTATTCTTTTTCGGCGCATTCGGTATTTAATGGAACCTTCCCTACTTGAAATTCTTACATATTATGTCATTGGAGGTGCCCTTATCATCGGACCACCTGCAATCTTCTTGATCATTGCTATGATGGGAGCGATCCAAAATACGAAAGGTCGTATGGTTGGGTACAAAGATCACAAAGAATATGGTGACAGTTCTATCTACGAGAACTCCCCTAGTGATCAAACCAAATTCTTTCTAGAACTTGATGTCCAATCCTAATCAACTCTATCAGGATATGCAGAAGCTTGACGATATGTACGAAGAGCTTATGTGGCATCCAGATGATGAGTTGCAATTTACACACGATGGTCAAAAGATCATCATCACCAACAAAACTATCGAGGAAAATCAATGAACGAAAACGCAGAACGCATTAACGGTTGGGCAGCAATGCTCGGTATCATCGCAGCAATCGGTGCTTACGCAACGACAGGACAAATCATCCCTGGTATCTGGTGATAAATACCAATAACCTGTTATAATATGGGGAGCATACGCTCCCTTTTTTTATGAGTTATAGAGTTCTAGGAATCAGTGTTGCTCACGATTCCAGTGTCTGCGTCATCAATGATGGTGAGCTTGAGTACTTTGGAAAGGAAGAGAGGTATACAGGAGAGAAACGAGATAAGCAACCCTTCATTGCCATCGAGAAGGCAATTGAAGCAGCGAAGGGGAAGATTGATATGGCAGTCATACAATCTCCTACTGCTTGTCCTCCTTTTTCTGACACCTTCAGGTGCTTCGTTTGTAAGAAGACAGGGTTGTCACCTGAGATGGTTGTAGACTTTACAGGAGACCATCACCTTTCTCACGCTTTCAATGCATATAATAATGCTGCAATGGAGACTGCTTTAGTCTTTGTTATCGATCGTGATGGGTCTCAGATCTATGACCCTGGTGATGAACCAGTTGGCATTGATGGATCTGGCAATCTTGAAGCAGAGTGGATTGGTAGAGAATGTGAGTCTGTATATTTGATGCGTCAACCAGCTTTGTATAAAGAACTGTATAAAGCTTACTGGATGCGTAATCCTGGGAATCCTAGGACACCAAAGAATAATCCTGCTGGTTACGAAGACTTCATCAAGAAGATGCAAGCAAAGAAACCTGGCGTGGAGTTGAACTATCGTAGTGGATTTGGTATCACTAAAGTATATGAAAGTGGTACTACATTGATTGGCGAAGGTCCGTTAGAGAATGGTAAGACTATGGGTCTTGCAGCTTACGGTGAAGAACAGTATTTTCCTTCATTGTTTATGGGATCTACTCCACTTGATCTGTATTTTACTCACGCTAGTTGGACTACCACGGTGTCTAATCCTAAGATGAAAATCATAGGTAAAGTTACCCGAGAAAATTTTCAACCCTATGCAAACTGGGCGCTGCACTTGCAGAAAGAGACTCAAAAGGCATTAAATTATTTGGTTCGGAAGTGGGTTAAGCATACTGGAATTAATAATGTGATTATTACTGGTGGTTATGGACTGAATGTTGTTGCTAACAACTATTTGATTGAGCAAAATCCAGATGTAAGCTTCTACTTTGAACCCAATGCAGATGATACTGGTAATAGTATGGGTGCTGCTTGGTATTTTTATCGTCAACATACATCAGACAAGACTCCATACCCCAAGAACAATACTTTCTATCATCATCTAGATGAACAACCTGTAGTTACTGGTAGATCTGCAACCGCTAGAGACCTTGCTGAGCTGCTTGTGAAGGATAGATCTATTGCTTTGTATGATGGTCAACCTGAAGCAGGTCCACGTGCATTGGGACATCGTTCTATCATCTTTGATCCTCGTGGTAGAGATGCGAAAGACAAAGTAAATGAAATTAAGAAGAGAGAATGGTATCGTCCCTTTGCTGGTATTATCCTAGAAGAGTATTTTGAAGAGTACTTTGAGACTCTTGGTCTCAAGTCATCTCCTGAAATGACTGTTAGTTTTAAAGCTAAACAGATTGCCATAGACAATGCTCCTGGAGTGATCCACGTTGATGGTACGTGCAGAATACAAACTGTCACAGAGGGGTATATGGCTGAGGTGCTTAGGGAGTATCATCAGATCACTGGGGTTCCAATTCTGTTGAACACTAGTTTCAATCTTGCAGGTGCACCACTGGTGCATACCAAGCAGGATGCACTGGACACACTCAAGGATTCTATGCTCGACTACGTGTATTTTGTCCAAGACGACGCTCTCATTAATGAGCACTTATGCTTATCTTTTGAGGGTTGACGCTGTGAGGGTTTCCTGTTATACTAAATAAGTCAACAGGTTAAGGAAAGAAAACATTTCTTAACGGTTCGTAACACTCCTCAAACCAAGACCTATAGGGTGTCTAAACACGTCTTTAATACCTCTGCCTAGGGCGTAGAGGAATAGTAACTCCACCATTCCCTGATGGTCTTACTTTTTTCAATTTCAATGTCCACTCTTTCAAGACAACAATCTACTTCCTCGTGGGAATCATTCTGCGAGTGGGTAACCTCCACCAACAACCGTTTGTATGTTGGTTGGTTTGGTGTGCTGATGATCCCAACTTTGTTGGCAGCTACCATCTGCTTCATCGTTGCTTTCGTAGCAGCACCTCCCGTTGACATCGACGGTATCCGCGAACCAGTTGCTGGTTCACTTATGTACGGTAACAACATCATCTCTGGTGCTGTTGTCCCAAGTTCAAACGCAATCGGTCTCCACTTCTACCCCATCTGGGAAGCTGCCTCACTCGATGAGTGGCTTTACAATGGTGGTCCTTTCCAATTGGTAGTCTTTCACTTCCTGATCGGCATCTATGCCTATATGGGACGTGAGTGGGAACTCTCTTACCGCCTGGGTATGCGCCCCTGGATCTGTGTTGCCTACTCGGCACCAGTAGCTGCTGCGAGTGCAGTATTCCTCGTCTATCCCTTCGGTCAAGGTAGTTTCTCCGATGCTATGCCTCTTGGTATCTCTGGTACTTTTAACTATATGCTCGTCTTCCAGGCAGAGCACAATATTCTTATGCACCCGTTCCATATGCTCGGTGTTGCTGGGGTATTCGGTGGATCTCTTTTCTCTGCTATGCACGGAAGTCTCGTTACTTCCTCACTCGTCCGTGAGACGACTGAAACAGAGTCACAGAACTATGGTTATAAGTTCGGTCAAGAAGAAGAGACGTACAACATCGTTGCTGCACACGGCTACTTCGGTCGTTTGATCTTCCAATACGCTTCATTCAACAACTCCCGTTCCTTGCACTTCTTCCTTGCTGCTTGGCCTGTTGTTGGCATCTGGTTCACCGCACTTGGTGTTTCCACGATGGCATTCAACCTGAACGGTTTCAACTTCAACCAGTCCATCATCGATGGTCAAGGTCGTGTGTTGAACACCTGGGCAGATGTGCTGAACCGTGCAGGTCTTGGTATGGAAGTTATGCACGAGCGCAATGCTCACAACTTCCCATTGGATCTTGCTGCTGCTGAGTCAACTCCTGTTGCTCTTACCGCACCTACCGTAGGCTGATATGCCTGATGGTAGTACTCACCCCCTCACATATGTGGGGGGGTTTTTTATAGGTATTTTAACTCTTATCGTTCCCCTTATCTGCGTGGTATTATTATGATTGGTAAACTTGATCCTGAAGAACACGTTATGAACGACATTTTAGTAGACCGAGAACGGTTTACTCAAGAACGATTATGGGAAATGCTATCCACTCTAGGGTGGGATCTGCTCAGAGATCAGATCGTTATTGAACTCGCTGGAACTCAGGTATCTGGTATAGATGTCGGGGAAGACTATAACAAGAAATGGCAATCGCCTATTGGCACCCGTAAGTACAACAAAGATGCCTTTCTTGTTATCAAGAATCTTTCCCGAGACGACTCTACAAAATCGCAACCTATGGATAGGGAGCACAAACCACATCATCTAAAGACCGAGCAAGAGATTGCAGCTGAGGTTAAGAAAACTGATGATGAATCTGGTTACGACACTTACGGTAAATGAACACACATTTAAAGGAAACAAACAATGGTCGCGTCAACACTACAACAACAAAGGAGGGGGTGGTTTGACATCCTTGACGACTGGCTTAAACGAGATCGTTTCGTTTTTATTGGCTGGTCTGGACTTCTTCTTTTACCCACTGCTTATCTTGCTATTGGGGGCTGGCTTACTGGCACAACTTTCGTTACGAGCTGGTATACCCACGGACTCGCTAGTTCCTATCTTGAGGGTGCAAACTTTCTTACGGCAGCAGTTAGCACTCCAGCTGATGCTATGGCTCATTCTCTTCTGCTTCTCTGGGGTCCTGAGGCTCAAGGGGATTTCGTCAGATGGTGTCAACTTGGGGGACTCTGGAATTTTGTGGCGCTCCACGGTGCCTTCGCCCTGATTGGGTTTATGCTTCGTCAGTTTGAACTGTCACGTCTCATTGGTATCCGTCCGTACAATGCTATTGCGTTCTCTGGGCCTATCGCTGTTTTTGTCAGTGT